AGTAACTTTGCTCGGCCCTTCTGATACAGGTATTCATCCTTTGGTTTACTTATTCGTTCATTCAAACATTTATTAAGTTTGTGGAAACTTCTTAGTTGTCCCTCACCACCCGTACCCCAGTTCTCTTTTAGGTCTGAATATACGTCATTAATATTCGTTAGTTTGGCGGGGTTCCAGATGTGTAAGACATGCAGGGTTGAAGGCATTGTGAAGTCATCATTCGTCCACCCAGCTGTCAATAGTTTCCTAAGTTCTTCATACATCTGTGGGTTTTTTCGTATCTTATTATCCAATTGTGATAACCACCGCTCTACTCCATAGCACACAATACCATTATTGTTTAGAAAACGTATGTCAAGTGAAGGTCTTGTATACTTGTGATGTGTCTCAAATTTCTTTTCGAGTTTAGTAAGTAATTCACTTTGCGATACAGACCTACGAGTGGGAAAATCCATAGCATCAATTTCTATTTTTGTTTTACCAACCCACCAGGTACCAAGTTCCTCATTTTCAAGAATGAAGAAAGTAGTGGGTTTATAATTACCCATCTTATCTATACATGAGAAAATAATCTCTTGATAAAGTGATTACCCTGGGAATTCATTTTTTTCAAAAGGTTCCCATATAAACTACAACCTTCTCAAACTTTTATTTTTTTTATAGAGAATTCATTTTAATGTTTAAGATCTATATATAATTTTTTTAGTATTTGTTTTTAGATCCAGTTGTAATTTATCTGGGAACCTTTTGAAAATCCCAATAATGTTTAAAGATAAAATCTGATATATGTTTATGATGGAAGAAGAGACTGTCACGCTCCCCAAAGCTCCAGACGGGTATGAGTATAGATTGATGAAAAAATCACATGTTAGAAACAAAGACCCGTCACAACTTACACCAAGACAACTAGCAACTCTAAAGTACCGTGAAAAGAATAAGGAAAAGTTGAATGAATATAATCATCAGTACCAAGAAAAAAAGAAGAAAGAAAATATGTAACACTTCACCCAAATCTTCAGATAAAAGGTTCCCAGATAAACTACAACCTGTTTCAACTTTTATTTTTTTCTATAGACAATTCAATTTTAATGATTCAGATCTATATATATTTTTTTAGTATTTGTTTTTAGATCTAGTTGTAATTTATCTGACACATAATTTTGAATGAACACCTATAATGTTTAAAGATAAAATCTCAAATATGTATAAGATGGAAGAAGAGACTGTCACGCTTCCCAAGGCACCAGAAGGGTATGAGTATAAACTAGTTTCAACTAGAAAGGTACCACGTGTCCACGATAAAGACCCATCAGAATTGACATCAAGACAACTAGCTTGCCGAAAATATTACGAAAAAAATAAGGAAAAAATTAGTGAGGAAAGCCTAAAACGTTATCATGAAAAAAAGAAATGAAAATGTTCCAGATAAATTACAACCTGTTTCAACTTTTATTTTTTTCTATAGACAATTCAATTTCATGATTCAGATCTATATATATTTTTTTAGTATTTGTTTTTAGATCTAGTTGTAATTTATCTGACACATAATTTTGAATGAACACCTAAGTGAACCAACTCCAAAACAAAATCATGTTAAAATGAAGATTGAAGATCAATATACGTTGGCTACGAAGACTCTAAATGGCCGTCTATTTGTACCATATCAGTGTGATGGTGTACGATGGATGTTGAGTATGGAGGGGCAAGAGTCGGGCGTACTTGGTGGGATGTTAATGGATGATATGGGAATTGGCAAAACGGTCCAACTTGTGGCTACTATCCTTGGAAACCCAAAGCCTCGTACACTCATTATTGTGCCGAAGTCTATTATCACTCAGTGGCGTGATGAGATCAACCGATTCGCGCCAAACTTGACGATCAATATCTTTGATGGTCCAGATAGGAGAATCAAAGAAGCTGACGTGACACTTGCGCCATATACGTTGCTGACTACGAAGGGTGGTGGACCTGACACGAAAACGGCTCTACACATGGTGCAGTGGGACCGGGTCATCCTTGACGAAGCCCATGAGATTCGAAACAAGTCTTCGAAATTGTTCAAGAGTGTGTGTCGTTTGAAGACGGAAATTAAGTGGATCGTGACGGGTACACCTGTATTCAATTCGATGGAGGATTTTGTATCTCTGTGTATATTTTTGGGTTTTTCCAAGTCTAGTGCCCAAGGTATGACCAAACAAATCAAGGACATCTACATCCTTCGTCGAACCAAGGACGACCTTGCTAAGATTAATGAGCGTCTCAGGCTACCTCATTGTCATTTCGAGAATGTTGAGCTTGACATGTTCCCAGAGGAAAAGTCTCTCTACGAGTGTGTCTTTTTGGAAGCTCAGGACACGATTAAAGAAGCCTTCAAACACGCACAGAGTATCAACTCTAAGAACATGTTGATTCTTGAGTGTCTTTTGAGGGCTCGACAGTGTATGATACATCCACCAATGTACTTGAATGGTGTCGCCAAAAAAGATGGAACTGTACCAGTCAAATGGGAAAGTAGGTCCAACAAGATGGAGACTCTATTCAGGCTGTTAAAGGAGCACCCCGATGAAAAGAGTTTGGTGTTTTGCCAGTTCAAGGGTGAAATGAATTATATCCAGTCTCAACTGGACTGTCCAGTTTTCAGGATTGATGGGTCAGTACCCAAGGATGAGCGGGTCAGGCAGATTGAAGGGTTCAAGAAGATTCAGGGAGGTGCTGTTTTCATCATTCAAATCAAGAGTGGTGGTCAGGGTCTAAACCTCCAAGAGGCGACTCGGGTGTACATAACAGCCCCATCTTGGAACCCTGCGACAGAACTTCAGGCTATCGGTCGCGCCCATCGAACTGGTCAAACCCAGGTTGTTCACGTAAAAAAGTTGATCTACAAGGAATGTCCGCGTTTTGTGAGTGTTGAACAAGAGATTCTCGCGCTCCAGGGACATAAGTCTATTGTGTGTTCAGAGGTTCTTAATGATGAGCGTGTAAAAACACAAATCCCAGTGAACAGGACAACGGCTAAAATATCAATTATGGACATCAAGAATATTTTCCGTGCTTAATATAAATGACTGTTGGTTCCCGCGCTGAAGTTTTCCACGGTAACGCTGATGCTACTTCTGGTGGTCTCACCAAGAAGGATCTCAAATTGAAGGATGGGCGTATTATCTCCAAGGCGGCGAGTAAGGCGGCCAAGTCGTCTCTTAAGCTGAACCCCAAGTTCATGGCTTTCATTGAACTCGCGAAGGAGAAGGCTGAGAAGAAGGAGACTTTCTGTCTGGTCCCCAAGAAGGGTAGCAAGACATACAAAAAAATAATCAAAGCTAGTAAGTAAGTATGACCATCACTCAATGGTCGGAATCAGTCAATGTTGCTAAAATTAAGCTAGGTTTAGACCCAAAGAAATTTACCAGGATACAGGGTAAACTTCTTAAGGAGGCTCAAGCGGTCTATAGTATTTTAATGTTAAGTAAATCCAAATCTAAATCTTAAATTGGAATCCTTTTAAATTTTGTGGTTCGTACACAATGAGTTGATGGAGTTTCCATGTACATCCAAACTTCCTGTTCAAGAAATACACACTATTGAGTTCAACGATAGCATGTCCTGAATTTCTTGCATAGAGGCCATTGGTCACAGTATCCCTGATTGGATTCTTGTCAGTATTAAATACATTCACCTTGATTTGGTCTTCCATCGTCGTGTCAACCTTTACACGGAACTTTGGTTCACGGTCAGGCGACTCCTTTAGATTGGAGTTGAACATTGGTTGGAGTTCTTCCTTGGTCATAGGAGCACCAAAAATTGCTTCACTTTGTTCTACAACTGAATCGATGATTTGACTTTCCACTTTACGTACAGAATCATAGAAATTCTTCATGTAGCTCTCCTCTTCGTCGTACCCTTTGATAGCAAAGTCGATGTTATATTTAGTTGGTCCAACCTCGGGTGTAAACCCGGACACACCGAATGGCATGTACATCCGAGGAAATTGAACTCGTAAGGGTGTTCCCTGTTTTGTAGTGATAACAATTTTCCGGTTATTGAATGCATTGATTTGTAAGTTATCGACAGCTTTGTCCATCTTTCTATTTCATTTTATACGCAAAACTTTAAGCTGAACAAGCCACACAATCTGGCTCTAAACTAAACTGGATTGGTCGAGCTTTTGCCTTTGAACGGAGATAGTACATGCCAGTCTTAAGTCCGGACTTCCATGCATACATGTGCATCGAAGAAAGCTTGGACATGGTGGGGCTCTCAATGAAGAGGTTCATCGATTGAGACTGGTCAATGAAACGACCACGGTCTGCAGCCATATCAATAATACATTTTTGACTAATTTCCCATACAGTTTTGTAAAGATTCTTAATATCCACAGGAATGTCTACAATATTTTGAATAGACCCACCCGCTTTGACCATCAAGTCTTTCATTTCCTTAGACCAGAGACCAACCCTCTTGAGATCATCCACAAGATGCTTGTTTACAACAACAAACTCACCTGCGAGTGTACGTCGCAGATAGATGTTAGTCGTGTATGGTTCGAAACATTCATTATTTCCCAAAATCTGTGCCGTTGAGGCTGTGGGCATAGGTGCCAGGAGAAGACTGTTCCTAAGTCCCTTGGTTTTCACACGTGTACGCATGGCATCCCAATCGTACCGACCACTAAACTTTGTTTCCCCTTCCCACATATCTGGTTGAAGAATACCCTCAGAAGCTGGGGAACCGATGAAACTCTCATAGGAACCATCAACCTCAGCCAGTTCTGAACTTGCTTCGAGGGCGGCGTGATAGATAGTCTCGAAAATGTGTGCATTCATGAGCCGAGATTCCTCACAGTCAAATTGAAGACCACATAGAATGAACACATCCGCGAGGCCTTGAACACCTAGACCAATTGGGCGATGCTTCATGTTTGAATTTCTAGCAGTTTCTACGGGGTAGTAGTTGCGGTCGATGACCCTGTTAAGATTCTTCGTGACCACCTTGGCGACTGTGTGAAGTTTATCATAATCGAAAGTCTTGGTCTCTTTGTTTACATATTTTGGGAGTGCGATAGAGGCCAGGTTGCACACAGAAGTTTCATCTTTGTTGGTGTACTCGATAATCTCAGTACACAGGTTGGAACTCTTAATCGTACCTAAATTTTTCTGATTACTTTTTTTATTGCATGCATCCTTGTAGAGCATGTATGGGGTACCGGTCTCAGTTTGACTCTTGATGATAGCTTTCCAAACTTCCATAGCTGGAACGGTTTCATTAGCGAGACCTTCTTCTTCATACTTGGCGTACAGTGCCTCAAATTCATCACCATACACATCAGATAAACCTGGGGCCCTGTCTGGACAGAACAGAGACCAATTACCACCTTCTTCAACCCTCTTCATGAATAGGTCGGGAATCCACATGGCACTGAAAAGGTCTCGGCAACGTGCCTCCTCATCACCTTGGTTGAGACGAAGTTCCAGGAAATCCATGATATCCGCATGCCATGGTTCAACATACACAGCAATCGAACCCTTACGACGACCAGCCTGGTTCACATAACGAGCCGTTGCATTGAATACACGAAGCATGGGAATAATCCCATCAGACTGTCCGTTAGTACCCCTGATGCGAGACTTATTACCACGTATATCGTGAATATGCATACCAATACCACCAGCCCATTTACTAATCTGTGCACACTCAGTTAGGGTACCATAGATGCCATCAATCGAATCCCCTTTGTTTGCAATAAGGAAACAAGAAGACATTTGAGGTCTGGGGGTACCCGCATTGAAGAGGGTGGGGGTGGCATGAATGAAAAAACCTTGGGACATTTTATCATACGTTTCGAGAACGGAGGGGATATCTTTACCATGGATACCAATAGCAACACGCATGAACATGTATTGGGGGGTTTCAATCAACTTCCCTTCAACCCTTTGAAGATAACTTTTTTCGAGAGTTTTCAGACCAAAATAACCAAAATCAAAGTCGCGGTCGTTTTTAATGTTTTCCTTCACCTGTTGGGCAACCTCCACAACTTCATCTGTAACAATACCAGTCTTCTGGAGTTTTCTCATTGCGAGATGAAAGTTGTTGGGGCACACCTTATGAATATTACTCGCAATGATACGAGTCGCGAGAATTTCATAGTCGGGGTCGGCTGTGATCATTCCAACACAAATTTCAGCAGAAAGTATGTCGATTTCCTGGGCAGTGATATTATCATACATAGATGAGAACACCTGCTGGGCAACCTTGGTAGAATCACAGTTTTCAGAGAGACCAGACGTTAAGTTCTTGATCCTATTGGTGACATTGTCAAATTTCATATCCTCAATACGACCTGAGCGTTTAATGACCCTCATATACATTCTCTTGAATTTTTATTTTTAACTTACTTCTTACATTCGAGGTCAGCACTTCGAACAGAAACTGTTCCAACAGTTTCGAATTTACGGGTAGGCTGGAGAAGGTAGGTGTTTACAAAGAATGGACCCATCTCACCCGCCTTGGCGACAGGAGGATAAGAACCCACGAAACATTCTGGGGCCTTGCATGGGATTTTCTCGGCATTTACGGGTTTGTTGGCATACACCTCATCGAAGTTAGACATGGACAACATTTAATATCTACGGATAATTTTTTTCGGCTACTATATTAAATGTGTGATAACCTCCACCTTAATTCCATTCAGCAGTGTGAGACCCCATTGAACACCCTGTTCTTTTCAGAGTTCAACAAGAATCTTCTCCAGCGTGGAATTCGCCAGGCGTTCAAAAATAAGACTGGTATTTCGATCGATTACCAGAACCCAGATGATTTGTTCAGTCTCATGCGTGTTGTATTTATCAACAACTCGGGAGACCAATACAGCAAGGTGAATGAACAGGTCAGGTACATGAACACTAAAGTCATAGCGACTGCCATGTCTCAAATCCAAACTGGTGTATCGCAGTATATTGCGTATGCTGAGGACATCGACACTATTAGTACACCAATGGACCGACCCGTGAATACCAGTACCATGGGAAAGAAAATTGATTTCAACAATAAGATTGGAATCAATTAAAGCTTTGAATCCCTGGTAGAATAAGTATGAGTCTAAACGTATACAAATGTGAAACAGAGAAAGTGTGTAGGGCTAAGGGGTGGGACCGTGCCCCCATCGATACAGTATGGCTTCTCCTGACGGAAGAGGTTGGTGAACTCGCGTCCGCGATTCGGCAGTATAAGAAAACATTCAAGAAGACAAATCTCAAGAAGGACAGAGGAACAGATGTTATGATGGAAATGGGAGATGTGTTTAGTTATCTCTTTCAATTGGCACACATGTTGAATGTTGATCTTGATCAAATGTGGACTGAACATGGTAAAAAAATGACACACAAAAAATATAATCTGAAGTAATAACAACAATGAGTGAGTTTATGCTCAATGATGAGGATGCAATTAATGATGTAAACCCATTTGTCCAACGCGATTTCTCCCTTCCAGGAGGTGTAAGACAGACTGGTAATTTCGAGGATTTCCAAGAAGTTCCTAAAAATGGGGGTATCCCACCTGTTGGTAAAAGTATTTTTTGCACAGTTGGATTATGTGCGGCTGAGAAACAGCCATGTCGTATCAACAGGAATGTGCAACCCCGTCGTAATATTGATTATGGGCTTGGATGTGGTAAGCCAGTAAAGGCTGTTGCTTCTAACAAAGCTACCGTTATACAGTTAACTATCGTCTCCATCCTCATTGCCCTAATTCTATTAATTTTAGTACGTTGAAGAAATACTTGAGACGAGACTTCTTGGTACAGTCCTGAATAGCGTCAATGATGACTTCTTCACACATCTTCTTGATAAACTCCACTTGCCAAGCACTCTCCATATTAATACGGGGTGGTTGAAATGTTGGATCTAAAATCCTCACTGCGTGGGCTACGCGAATGTATGTACGAATATCCTGATCATGAGACAAAAAGTCCTCGAGTGAAAGTTCAGCCATACGCTGTCTCACCTCAAGGGTCTTCTTAACCATTGTATCCAGGAATTTGTCATAAGGAATCGAGTGATTCCCACTTTCAAGAGCCATCCAATCCGCGAGAGGGTCCGTGTTGAGGTAATCCGTAAAGGTGGAATACCCTTGACCCCTGGTGTAGCGGTCATAGACAATCTCCACATAGGAGAGGTCAGACTCCACATCAAAAACATGCTTTGCAGATTTAAGGAAAGAGGTCATGTACTTAAATGGAGAGTCTCATCTTTAACCAAAAAAAATACCAGGGTATAGTAATAAAAACAATGGCCGCCATAGCTGTAGCCGGTGTCGGTCTTATGATGGTGTGTTCTTCTTCTGTTGCTGCCGCCATGATGATGGGTGGTGAAGAAAAGGAGGACCCAGCAGCTGGAGCAGGAGCTGGTGCTGGAGCTGGAGCCCCAGTCGACCCATTCCCAACGAGTATCACAGGACTCTCAGGGCGCTACGATGTGGGGTCAGCTACAGCGTCTGTATGGAACGATAAATCTAGTAATGCTAATAATGCACCTGTTGACCGTGGAACCCTAAAAGTCACTGCGACAGATGTAACAGGTACCAAAGCCGATGGTCTGAAATTCCCAACGGCGGTTCTCGGTACAGATAGTGCATACACACTCTTATACGTTGGTAAGTACAATGGTGAGACAAAGGGTCGCATTTTCGATGCTACGAATAATAACTGGCTTTCTACCTGGTGGGCAACACGTGTTGGTGTTGCGCATCATAATGGGTGGATGACTGCACATGAGACAGGTGTACTACCCAATGGAAGCACCGAATTGGTACAGGGAACAGATTCTATGGGAATTTATAGGTTAAATGGTGTTGATAAGAAAACTGCCGAACCCGGTGCGGCGAAACCAACTCAAATTACTATTAACTCTGGTCAATTTGTAGCTGGAGAATCATCTGATTGGGCTATGAAAGAGGTTATATTTTATAACCGTGTACTTACAATTGCTGAAATTACACAAGTTGAAAAATACCTCAAAGATAAATATATGAGTTCTGGAACCGAGACTTACACAATCGGTGATGATAAAGAAATTGAAGGATTTACATTTTAACTTTCCCTAAACGAACACCTAAGTGAGCCACCCACAATGTAAAAAGTATGTCCAAAAATGTATTCAACTATTGCAAATAATAGCTTTTCCTATCTCCTAACGCTCGATGAGATACGAAAAGAACTACCAGATGAGACCAGACCCTCATGGATAAAGATTACGACAATCACTATGGTGTCTAGCTTTGTCCAAAAAATAGACGTAAAGAGACTTCGATCCCTGTTTGAAGAAATCGGTTCCTACAAGATGCGCCGCGTGGGTACCAAGACGGAGGGGTTTGAGTGGAAATTGAAACCAACAACCTTCTACAACCAGGTGACCCTAACCTATCACGACACCTACAGTACCAAGTCTGTCAAGGTGTTCCCTAATGGCTCGATTCAAGTTGCGGGGTGTTGCGACCTCTTCGATTGCAAACGTATCATCACCCAGCTTGTTCATATTTTCAAAACCTTTTTGGATTTGAAAATTGAGGTTCCAGTGGACTCGTTTCGTGTTGTCATGATTAACTCCAACTTCAGTCTCAACTACAATATCAATCTCATGAAGGTTGCAGATTGGTTTGAGGAGTACGATGACATTTTCAAGGTTTCCTTTGAACCAGACCGATACTCTGCAGTGAAGATTAAGTTCAAGCCATCAGAGGATATGAAGGAGATTACATGCAGTATTTTCAGTACTGGAAAAATTATCATCACAGGGGCGGAGACTCTCAAAGAGATTGCATTTGGATACAACATTATCAACAAACACATCAACGAGAATCCCCAAATTCGGGTGTCGCGCACAGAGGACACTGACGTGTTTGATATTTATTTGGGATACAGGTGTGATCCTTTTGTCAAACTTCTCAAGGAGCGGGGGTTCAATTCTTGGATGAGAACAATTACCAATAGACAAATAAATTTCTAAATGTATATTAACAATATGTCGCAACGACTTGGTATGGCCGATGGTCGGTGTTTCACCATGAACTCCTCAGCCCAACTCTTCAACAACTATATTATGAAGCAAAATGGTATCTCTTTCGAAGATAACTACTCTTACCGTAAGCTCCTGCAATCCCAGGGTCCTCAACTCATGTCGAAGATCCAAGAGGTTCAAGGTAAGAAAGATTGCAACAACTGCAACGTACCCCTTCTCAAGATGCCCGACGTGTACTAAGTGAGAAAAATCCCCAAAAAAACTTTAAAACCATCCTATAGAATGTCAACATGTTCCATATGTCTCAGTGAAGTCCGGTGCACGAGGAAAAATCCTCCAGCCCGGTGTGGACATGTGTTTCATTCCCACTGTCTACAGGAGTGGAAAGACCAAGGTAAGAATTCATGCCCGATTTGTCGAAAAATTATAGATGGTACACAGTTTAAAATTACTGTCAGTGTACAGAACAATTACACAGCAACGGCGAATTCTGTGTCCTTGAATGAGGATTCTATATTTAACGTCTTAGACCTATTTGACATCAATTTTGATGTAGACGAAGTACCCGACCTAGATAGTATTTTAGCGGACCTTGGGGTGAGTCTTACCGACTTTGATCCCAGTATCCTTGACACAGAATGAACTACAATACTTTTCGTAGTTTAGACCTGGATAGTCCCTTGAAGCCTTCCGAGGGTCTGTTATGGCCTTACCTTTAGCATCAGTCAGAAGTGGACCCGTAGCCCAACCACGCTTGTGACTGAAAACATTGGCCTTGAAAACGACACGCTTACCAACTTTGAACGCACCCCCCTTATTTACCCGTGATTCAGGAATCTTGAAGAACTTGGCGACAGCTTTCATGGTATCACCTGGTTTGATTTTGTATTCAATTACACCATGTTGTTTGTAAAAGTGGAAATCTCCCTGTCGAATATAGTTCATGGGCCTCCCAGGAGAAACAAACATCATAACCTTGAAATACCCTTTTTTGCATTTTTCGTCAGCACCGGCTCTGTACACCTTTTTGGGGTTGTCTGAAATAACGCGACCAGGGAGACCAGTGCAGTGGGTGTAATTGTGGTTTCCATTCGAAAGTCCAGAACGATCACCTGGGATGGACTTTTGCCACCTATACGCCTCATAGTCCCCAACGGCATAGGCATAACAATTATTGTTTCCAATACCCTTTGGTGTAGACCACCGCCTGTTTGTATACCTACTCTCTGAACCACTCAGGGGAAGCACCCTCATTTGTAGTTAACCTAGAAAAAAATATCCACATGTAATAAATGATTCAAGAGGTTGCCAAAGCTAAGTCCAGGTCTGAGGTGCTCACCGAGATTCTCACCTTTATGCTCGTTGTGCTCGTCAGCACATTCCTTCTCCGTGTCGTATGGAACCGCTCCCTCGTGAAGCACATCTCCGTGCTCAAGCCCATCAACAACTTGACCGATGCGTTCATCCTTTCTCTCGCCCTCCAAATCGTACGTGGCATCTAATTTCATTATTGATAAGTTGATACAATCAACTCTTGAATAATTTCCCATGATATAGTAATAAAAACGATGGCCGCTGTTGCCGCTATAGCAGGTGTCGGAATGATGGTATGTTGTTCCTCCAGTGTGGCTGCCCTAATGATGGGTGGTAGTGATGAAACCCCAGCAGCTGGAGCTGGAGCTGGAGCTGGAGCAGGAGCGGGTCCCTCAGCCCCAGACGAAACTTTCACCATCCCCACAGATCAAGATTCTTTGAATGAATGTTATGCTGCGAGGTATACAGACCTTCGTGCCGCATTTGGACATAATGGTGATGCACTTGGTGGGCACTACACAACCTATACCACAAATGGTTCCGAAACTCGTTCCAATTCCTGTACTCTCTCAGATGATGAGGTGCAACAGTATCTCGACCGCTACCCAGCTGTACAAGCATATGCAGGTACTAATCTCAAATTAGCGCGTAAACATTATTATGAGGTTGGTATGGGTGAAAAGAAGAATTTCTCTGGTAATCCCGGTCCGGAAGAACTGATATGTTATCTTCAAAGGTACCCAGATTTACAAACGGCTTTTGGGACTGATTATGAGTTATCTGACGGTGGTAGTCAATCAGTATATAAAGCCATGAACCACTGGGCTAACCACGGGAAAGGTGAAAATAGAGACTATTCATGCCCTTAAACTCCCGTATTTCATTATTGATAAGTTGATACAATCAACTCTTGAATAATTTCTCATGATATAGTAATAAAAACGATGGCCGCTGTTGCCGCTATAGCGGGTGTCGGGATGATGGTATGTTGTTCCTCCAGTGTGGCTGCCCTAATGATGGGTGGTAGTGATGAAACCCCAGCAGCTGGAGCTGGAGCTGGAGCTGGAGCTGGAGCAGGAGCAGGAGCAGGAGCAGGAGCTGCTGATCCAGCGGTACCAAACTTACTCACAGACCCAGTAGGAACCCCGATACAATGTACCGCGAACGATGTTGGTTCGGGTGCTAATGCTGCTGTGTATAGATATATGGGAGGAACGGAATTAAGACATTACCCAAACCCCCCTATCGCAACCTCTTGGGACCCAGATTGGGGTACAACAATCAAAAAAATTGACTGTGAGGGTCTAACAGAGGGAGAAAAAATGTCATACAATGCGACAGTCGGTGACCCTGTTCAATGTACTGTGAATGACGTTGGTTCGGGTGCTAATGCTGCCGTGTACCGCGTTGAAGCGGACAATGTACTTCGTCATTACCCAAACCCCCCTATCGCAACCTCTTGGGACTCGGATTGGGGTACAACATTCAAAAAAATTGACTGTGTTGGTTACACACAAGGTCCTGCTATGGCTGCGAAACCTTAAATTCCCAAATTTCATTATTGATAAGTTGAAACACCAATCATATCAGTAAAAAAACCCCAGAGTATAGTAATAAAAAACGATGGCTGCTATCGCTGCAGGTGTCGGCCTTTTGGTTGTGTGTGGTTCCTCCAGTGCGGCGGCTGCTATGATGATGGGTGGTAAAGAAAAGGAGGACCCAGCAGCTGGAGCTGGAGCAGGAGCAGGAGCAGATTCAGATTCAGAGTCAGAGTCAGATGATGAGGATGCCGCTCCAGCCGCTCCAGTCGGGACCCCTTCTCAAATTGAGGCTAGTAATCCAGAAACTTTTACTTCAGGTAGCGTATTTACAAAAATGGCAACTTCTCGTTTGGATGGGGTTAAATCAGGGTATCCTTATTCACAGTTTTTTGTAGATGTTCCAGCAAATGCTGTAGAAGAATGCAAAGCTGCGTGTAAAGACAACTCCCTATGTCCGGGTTTCTCTGTGGATTGGCACACAGGTGATAACGTTAATTGCATGATCTATAAGGAAAATAATGGTGAAGGTCAAGCGGCTTCATGTACACATAAGCCATTCTCAGCTAATTGTCGCCGTGATGTGAGAGGGAAGCCTGGTGTAACTGAAGGTGGTTTGTGGTGGAGAGGTACTCGCACTACTACGTAATATTCTATAAAATAATCATTATTGATAAGTTGATACAATCAACTCTTGAATAATAAATGATTTAAACTTCGTTGTATCCAACGATTTTCTCCCCGTTAGGACCCTTGAGGGTGGGGAAAGCGGTCATACCGTCGCATCCACCCTTTTCACAATCGACGAACACATGGGGTTTACCAGCCTTCTTCATGTAGTCCAACTGCTTGACTGTCCATCC